GCTTCCTAATGACAGTGCCTTCACGGTAGTCTTTCGCATAGTTGGTAGCCATTATTATACTTCTCCAAAGGTAAAGGGTTCAACACGTAACACACTACAAACAACACACTCCAGGTATATTATCGGTTGATAGTGCCCTTGGCAACACCTAAATCACGTAAATATGCGGTAAAAGCGCAAATACTGGGGTTAGAGCAACCAGGGTCCAGCAAAGCATGGAAGGGAGTTGATGGAGAGTGGGTAATGCATACTGGATGGGTATGGTTTGGAAGCATGGAGAAAGACGCATAACATGTTTCACGGGATGTTTCACAGTATGGAGATGCGTTGATGGAAAATAGATGCCTATAAACAAAGGAGTAAGCGTATACTATCTTGTTGATTGTTCAATAATTATGTTTAAAGAGGTGTAAGAGAGAGAGAGAGAGAGAGAGAGAGAGAGTAATACATTTTTCAACCGTATGGCTTGTGTTTAAGGAATCTTGAACGCACCGATGGGTATATTCAAAGTGGCCCTGTTTGGTGCAGCCTGGTTGCAGGACCAAGCGTTGAACCACAACATATGGTGTCGACGTGCCTTCCTCCTCGGGATGAGACAGTTTGATACACTTATGAGACAGTTTGCGATACACATTACACATCATAATGTTGTATATAGGACATTGAGCATCCCGATCGGAATGGTAGGGTTGAGAGGTTCGAGGGGCACCCGGGCAGCGATTTTCGCGTATGTATATATATGATTAAGAGCTACCTCTACAACCCCAAAAAATTTTTCAGTTACCCCTCCTCCCTTTATGTGGTATACTTCTTTCAGTGTAAAAGGTGGTTTCCCTTTCCCTGGAGTGGAGGACGAGCAAAGATGGTACGCGCATGTATATTGGATCTGAGCGGTCAAGAGGACTACATTGAGGAGTACTACTGGGGTCCCTACGTGGACAAGTGTGACTCGGTGAGTTGCTGGGAGTGGCTGGGCGGTCTTTCGACGCAGGGCTACGGCACGATGGGCTGCAGTAACGGGTTGAAGGGTCAGCTGGCACACCGGGTATCCTGGGCTTTGTTCCGTGGACCGCTTACGAGCGGGAAATGCGTCCAGAGTACCTGTGGTAGCAAGACGTGCGTGAACCCTGACCACCTACGCCTGGCATCCGACCAGGGTGACGCGGTGCGCTGGGCTCTGAACAAACTGACGGACGAGCAGGTGCGCGAGATTCGGGCCTGCCCGGAGGCGGGTGCCACGGCAATAGCTCGACAGTACGGTGTGTCGCAGCCCTGCATCTCGAACATCCTCCTGGGAAAAACGCGAAAAGATGCTTGACCCGGCTCTACAATATGTTACACTGTGCCCCAACGTGGTCGAGGGGGTGTTTGTTGGCCCGGGGAGCTGTGGAGGCTCCCGCGCGGGTCCGCATCTCGCGCCGACCTTCTGTATCCCTTTTCCTCCTCTGAAGGAGTTGCATTTTGCTGGCGCCTCGAGAACCCGGCGGACCACCCGCTGAACAACTAACACCAGCGTCTTCTGGGCGCGACTTAAAGCCTTCGGGTGGTGCGGGCGAGCCGGACGATGCGACTCCTGACGAGGTGGAATTGCCCGCCGTGCGCGGCTGCCGGGAGGAGATTCTGGCCGCCGACGTTTCCTTGCTCCCCTCTGTCATGGAGGAGAGTGTGTTCGACGTGCGCGGGTTGCCCCATGGGCTACCGGTGGTGCGCGACTTTGGGGTGGCGGCACCGGGCATTGTGGACGCTGCTGCGCAGGTCCCGCCGGCGGTGCTGAGTCAGGCGGAGTTGTGCTGGACGACGGGGATGGGCACGAGTTGCGAGCACATCCGCATCTTGGTGCGTCACGCCATGGGGGTGGACGTGCCGGAGCGGGTGTTGCAATGGCATTTCAGCGAGAACTGGGAGCGGTTGGATGGGAAGCGCAGGGAGTATTTGCAGCGGCGGTTTGAGAAGGCGATGGAGTACTGGAGGGTATGCTGGGCGAGGTGCTACACGGAAAGCGGACGATTGACGTGAAGGGGTTGCGCGAGATGGCGCGGACCGCGAAGGACATTGGGGACATTGACCCGGAGGCGCGCAAGGGAGCGGCTGTGCAGGCGGGGCGGGTGGCTGCGGCCCAGGGCTCGGGCATGGCGCAGGGTTTCCAGGACGGGTACGACAGAGTGCAACGGTACAAGCGCGAGGCCGAGGTGGCGGACGAGTTGGTGGACGAGTACGAGAAGCACACGGACAGGGTGTTGGAGGTCGAGGAAGATGGTGATGGGTAAAGTTAGGGTGCAGGAATTGATCATTGAGAATGCGGGTTGGAACCGGGGTCGAGGCACGGAGCACGACTGTTTTCGGTGCGTTACACGGTTCTGGACGAAGGGGGGTGATCTTCTTGGGGAAGTGGACCCGGTGGCGCCAGTGTACGACCCGGTGGATGGGGCGTGGATGATTCGGGCGTGGATGAAGACGAAACCGTATAGCGAGGAGGTTGGGGAGGTCAAGGAGCAAGCAGATGGCGCTGATGAAAACGATACGAGACAACAGTAACTACCGCGAGGAGGTAGAATTTCTGTACGTGACGGACTGGGAGGAACCGGCCCATCTCATGACCACGCAGAGGGGCGTGGAGCGGTACGGTGACTGGTGCGCGGCCCGGGTGAAGGAATGGAACGGCAAGGGGTGGGCGGGCCGGATGTACCTCCTGGCGGAAAGCAGCGACGGGTATGTGTGCGTGGAGCTCGCCAAGCGGGTGCGCAAGACGACCCGGACGCACTGGGCGAACGGGTACGGTGGAGGGAGGTTGGACGAGCATGGACCTTAAGGCGCCCTTGCCCGAGGAGTTCGAGCGCAACCGGCGCGCTGCCATGGAGTGCGCGGAGGCCCGCAAGGAACCCCCGATGGATACCGACAACATGCTCATGCAGCCCAGCGAGGACTGGGAGAAGAGCGACCGGGACGGGACCTGCGGCACAGACCGGCGGTTATTCTTTTCCCCCTCTGAAAGGTACAAGGAGCGGTACGATGCGATCGACTGGGGGGTGGAGGTGTGACGGGCCATTGAGTAGGACTCGTAAAGATACAAAACAATATCAAGAACAATTGTGCAGAGCGCTTAACGCTTGGCCTTTTGGTGGTGCGCCGTCGTGGTTTCGGATAGATAGGAATCGTAGGCGCAGGCATCGTACAAAAGAAGCTGTGCGTAGTGGTATTGAACCGGCACAGTGTAAGAAAGATGTGCTTTATGACTGGTTCTAACAAGGTGATCGCCCCGGGATCCCCGGACTTCCCCGATGATGACTTCTACGCGCACGCGAAGGTGGACGCGCACAAGACGCGCCTGAGCCTGGCCGCGGAGCGCGAGATGGCCCTGAACGACACGTACTACCTGTGCAAGTACGTGCTGGGCTACGACAAGCTGAACGAGACGTTCCACCGGGCGTTGTGCCGGTTCTACGACGAGCACCTGTACGAGATGCAGCTGCACCTGCACCCGCGGGGGCACTACAAGACGACCTGCCTGACGGTGGCCGGGAAGATGCGCCTGGCGCTGCTCAACCCCAACACGGCCATGATGATCATCGCCAACAGCATCGAGAACGCGAGCTCCTTCCTGCGCGAGATCAAGGCCCACCACATTGCGAACGACAAGTTTCGCGTCCTGTTTCCCGAACATGCGGTAAACCACAGGAAAGAGGAAGGGACCGCGGACGCTTTCACCACGCCGGCGCGCACCAAGCGGTGGGTGCGCATGCATACCTATGAAGCGGTGTCGATCGACAAGGCGCTGGTCTCGCGCCACTTCATGCACGGGCACTACGACGACATCGTGGACAACCTGAACATCAACACGGGCGAGCTGCGGCGCAAGGTGCTGCAGGCCTACAGCGACTCGTTGTCCCTGATCGACGGGAAGACGGCGCTGGGGCTGCCCTGGGTGCACAAGGTGGGCACGCGCTGGCACATGGACGACGCATGGGGGCATATGCTCGAGGAGCGGGACGAGAACCTGCACGTCCTGCTGACGCAGGCCACCTGGAAGGAGGATGACCCCAAGGGTGGCACGCGCACGCGCATCCTGTTCCCGGAGGAGTTCAGCGCCGAGAAGCTGGAGCATATCCGCAAGGCTCAGGGCCCCGAGAAGTACAGCGCCATGTACCTGAACAACCCCGTGCCCAGTGACGAAGCAGCCCTGGATCCGGCCTTTATCCAGCGATATGCCCCACAAGAGCTGGAAAAGAAGCGGTTACGCACTGTGATCACGGTGGATCCGGCGACCACCTGGGAGTCGCGCCAGGGTGACCCCACGGTGATCGGGGTGTTTAGCATGGACCAGGATCAATACATCTATGTGCGCGAGATTCGCCGGGGCTGGTGGAACCCGGACGAGATCGTGGAGCAGGTGCTGGGCGCCGCCAAGGTGTTCAACGTGCGCGACATAGGCATCGAGAGCGTGGCCTTCAGCAAATGGCTGTGCTTCGACGTGGAGAAGAAGAAGCGTGAGATGGGGCTGCGCATAGTGGTGGTGCCCATCAAGCGCGACCCGGGCCTGAAGAAGCCCCGCCGGCAGGAGCGCATCATCCCCTTTCACCGCAACCGCAAGATCAAGTACCGGGACGACGAGCCCGAGATGGAGATCGTGATCCGCGAACACCGGGAGTACCCCAGCGGCCGGTACGATGACTACCTGGACGTGCTCACGGACGCGATCGAGATGCTGCGTCCACCTGCCGAGAAGCGCAAGGCCGTGCTGCGGCGCCCCCACCCGACCCTGAACGGGGTCAACTTCCAGACCGGCTACAATTACTACACGTAGGTTCCGAAACGTAGGCACTTGCGCGTAGGTGCCGACAATACTCCTTTCCCCCTCTGGAACGGGGTTGTGCCACTTCTTTACACTTTACCCTTGACTTATCAACGCAAATGTGATCTAATATGCAGGTTATATAACTTGTACCTGTTGAGAGGGTATGCTTTGGCCAAGAGCGGTAACCTACTCCCAGATAAAGAGATAGCCGAACTCGTGTACAGGGATGTGCAGTGGGCCGAGAAATTCCGTTACTCCTACGAGGAGAAATGGAAGAGGTTCTACAAACTGTACAAGAATTACATCGACCGAGCCAACTATTTCTCCCAGAGCAATCTGGCCATTCCTACCGCGTTCACCACCATCGAGGTCCAGACGGCGTTCCTGTCCGACATGGTCTTCGAGGGGGGCGACTTCGTGGAGGTGCTGGGCAAGACCCCCGAGGGGCAGGCATCAGCCAAGGCCGTCAAGGACATGCTCTCCTACCACTTCCGGCACTCCTTCGACATCTACGACGACATGGAGAAGTTCATCCGCCAGCTGCTGATGTACGGCACCTCCATCTACAAGGCCTACTGGGAGTACAAGCCGGGCTGGGTGACGCGCCAGGAGCCCACCTACGATGATCAGGGGCAGCTCACCGGGTCCCAGCCTGTCCTGAGCGCCGAGATCCTCGAGAACCGCCCGCACGGGTACCCGATCGATCTGATGAACTTCGGGGTCGACCCGAACGCCACGAACATGAAGGACGCCCGGTTTGCCTACGAGAAGCTCTACGCGGACCCCATCGTGCTCCGGGAACGGCAGCAGCTGGGCATCTTCAAGAATGTGGACAAAGCCATGGGTGGTGCTGGCAACGTGAACCAGGCCACCCGGGAGCGCCTGGAGCTGCTCGAGATGGAGGCGCACCAGCAGGCACCGGACGCCGAGCGCGAGAAGGTGCAACTCATCGACTGGTGGGGGTACCTGACCAAAGGCTGGGAGGGCCAGAAGCTCAAGCGCGGCGCCAAGCGCCAGCTCTACCACGTCATCCTGGCCCTGGCCGATTCCTCACACTCGGGCGAGGGGAACCCCGTCGTGCTGCTGGCCGAGCCGGCCCCGTTCAACCACGGGCGCATGCCGTTCCTCGATGCCCGCCTCAACGCGTGCGTGGGTGAGTTCTACGGCACGGGTGACCTCGAGTACTGCGAGTGCCTGTTCCTCGAGGAACGGGACATCCGCAACATCCAGCTCGACAACATGAAGCACACGATGAACCAGATGTGGAAG